GCCACTACTAGGTATATATTCGCTACAGCTTCGTTCGCAATACAAATGTCATCACCCAGGATTACATAATCCCGGAACTGCCATGCTCTGTAACCACAGAGAATAGCAGAATGGTGAACTAGTATATGATGAACAAAAGCGAGAGCGGATCAACTCGACAAGGCCCCTATTGGTTGACCTCTCCCGTACTTGACTGTTAAGGGTAAGGATGATAAATCCAGCCCATGAAACTGTCGAGGTACTGAAAACTCTCGATCAGAGATAAGGTTCTCTCAAGCAATTGCAAGAGGTTCCCCAAATCAAACACCAAAGAGGATCCGGTACAATTCTCTCGGGATAAAGTCTGTTGCAGACTTTAAATCGAAAGAAAACACGGGTAGCTGTCCTTGATGTACTCTTTTGGCAAACTCCGCGGTGACACCTTCTTGATCGAAGGTTGCATCACCGGAGAAGAGTTTAAGAGTGTCAAAAAGGAACAAATGGAGGGGGCGTAGTGCTCATTGAGTTCAATAATCCACGATGGCAAAAGTCCGAACTTTTGCAGCTGCCTCCACTTTGAAGGCAAGCTTAGAAAGAACAGGACGAAGCCATCGAGGTGAGTACTCTGCTCGGTAGAACAACTGTCCGGCAATATACCGGATAGATGATACACGAGCGGCACTAGCCAGCTCCTCCTGAAGCTCTTGAAGGGCAGCCGTATGGCCAATGGAGACAAAGAATTCGACCAGATAATTTCTGGTCTCATTAAATCAGGTTAACAATTCAACATTTGCCCCAAAAAGGGAAAATGTATGAGTTGGTCCTGATTTGAAAGAACCACTTGCTCTTTCGAGCGGGTAGAACTTTCCTGGGTCCCCAGGCGTAAGGAACTCTCTAAGAGATTCAGAATATGCTAAACGAGGACCAACCAACCCATCTTTCATCAGTTTACACGAATCTCGGAATGATTCCGAGTCCCGTGTGGTGATTAGGGGTGGGCTCTCGAGGATCGTATCCACTGAGGGACGCCCTAAGCAGTAGAAAGCTTTATATGAAAATAATAAAGACTGTACTACTCGGACTAACTCAGTATCACGATCGCGGACTCTTGTCCGCAAGTATCGGGGGATCCACCGAGGTAACCCAGCAGATAAACTGAC